CAGGCCATGTTGTTGCTGTATGCCGGTTTTAACGTTCCGTCCCAGATACCGCTGTATTGCCGCGTCTGCGGGTTATAATTCGACGGCACCTGCAGAATGCGCCCGCGAAGATGATAATTACGGCTCACCTGCTGGCTGCCGAACTGCTCCGAATCCACCTGCACGCCGACCAGTGCCGTGTTCGGGTAGCACTGTTTCACATCGATGATTTCGGTGTATGACGACCAGAGCGTTTTGTTCTGCAGCTGGTCTGTGGTGCTGTCCGGCGTCATCCTGCGCATCCGGATATTAAACGGGCGCGGCGGCAGATTATCCACCACCACCGAGGCCAGATACTGCGAGGTGGTTTTGCCCTTAATGGTGATGTCTTTTTCCGTCACCCAGCCACCGTTACGTTGTATCTGAACCAGCAGACGGACTTCCGACGGATTCCTGTCACCCTTTGAGGTGGTTTCCACCAGTGCCTGCACGCCGAAAGTAAAGCGCAGACGGTCGATGTTTGCCGACGTGATGGTGCGGGTGATCGGCGTGTCATATTTCACTTCCGTACCCAGCACCGTCTCGGAACCGGAGGATTCAAACCCCTCCGGCGGTGTCTGCTCCTGCTCACCTGCCCGGAACACCACCGTGACACCGGAGATATTGGTATTCCCCTCACTGTCCAGCACCGGCGTACTGTTCAGCAGCACGCTTTTTAACCCATCCACCGGACCTTCAACCGGCCCTTCGCTGATGGCATCGATCACACTCAGCAACTGCGTGGACTTCAGGTTGTCCTTCGCTTCGCGCGGGGTATGCCCCTTACTGCTGCCTTTACCCATTCGTCATGCTCCATAAACGACAAAACCGCCCGCAGGCGGTTTCACATAAAACATTTTGCATCAGCGACCAATCACCACAACCTGACCACCATCCCCTTCGTCTGCCGTGCTGATCTCCTGAGAGACCACCCGCGACCCCACACGCATTTCACCGTACAGAACAGGCAGAACATTGCCCTGAGCAACCATGTTATCCAGTGAGGAGAAATAGGTGTTCTGTTTGCCGTTATCTGTACTGGCTGCCGTGGGCGTCCTGGCTTTCGGTGCCAGCATCTGGGCCACACCACCCAGAATCATACTGGCCCCTGCCGCATACATGCCCGATACAGCCGCAGCACCCAGCCAGCCCACAGGGTTCCACCATGCCACCGCAATCAGCGCCGCCCCCAGCACCACCTGAAACACACCGCCACTTTTAGCTCCCGCCATACGCGGCACGATGTGAATCACGGCACCATTTTCCAGCGGCTCATTAAGACGGGCAGATAATTCATTTTCGCCTGCATCACGCCCGGCAATGCGCACCTGATACCAGCCCTCATTCAGTTTCTGGCGAAACGACGGAAGCTGCGTGGCCAGCGCCCGGATGGCTTCAGCCCCCGTTTTCACACGAAGGTCGATGCGGCGGCCAAATCGTTGTAAATCCCCGTAAAGGCAGATGCGTGCCATGCCCGGTGACGCCAGAGGGAGTGTGTGCGTCGCTGCCATTTGTCGGTATACCTCTCTCGTTTGCTCAGTTGTTCAGGAATATGGTGCAGCAGCTCGCCATCACCACAGTAAATGGCGGCATGATTCGGCACCGATGAACCAAAACAGCACAGCAGCACATCGCCCGGCTGCGCCTCTGTCAGTGCGACACGGTAAAAACCAGTCGCCTCCATATTGTCAAGATAGAGATTCTGGCCGTTACGCCACCAGTCATCTCCGCGATGAAAATCCGGCATCTCAATTCCCGCCAGATGGTATGCATCCCGGAACAGCGTGTAACAGTCCGTCACCCCGTGCTCAAAGCGCCGCCCGGTAAGATGTGGCACACAGCGGAACTTGTGAATCGCCCCGCGGCAGACCAGCCACCACGGCAAATCACTCTGCACCTGCAGCCGCCGATCGGCCTCACTCAGCCAGGGCAGACCACCGGGGTGACTGTGGACCAGCGCCACAATCTCACCCTGCATTTCTGCCCGCAGCCAGTCCTCCGGAGCCATCCGGAAATACGCCTCCGGCTCACCGGAGATATTCACGCAGGGAAAATATCTTTCTCCCTCCGGCGTTCTCACCACGAAGCCGCACGACTCCGCTGGCGCACATCGCCGGGCGTGCGCCAGAATCGCTGATTCTGTCTCTGTCATGGGATTTACTGCGAAAGTTTGTTAATGGAAAGGTAACCGCCAAAGTTGCCGACGTTATTGCGAAACTTACAGCCGCTCAGGCATTTGCTGCATTTATCCTTCGTGATATCGGACGTCGGCTGGTCATATTCATCCGCGACAGCCGGACCATTATAACCGCACTCATCACCGCGATAGGTCCAGGTGCAGGTGTTGGCCAGCATGATACGCCCCGGAAAAACAGCGCCATCCGTTTCCGTCGGTGTGGACAACACAAAGGAGGCACTGACCGCGCTCAGTTCGCTGCACTGCTCGATGCGCCAGCGGCTGATCACCTCCTGCTCCGGATCGGCGTCACTGTTTCCGTTGACGAAGTTCACCGCATCCAGAAAACGGGCGTAAACCTTACGCCTGACCACCGTTCCGCCGACCAGACTTTGCAGGTCTTCCGCCATCCCGGTGACCATGCCGTGCAGGTTAGAGACTTTCAGCGTTGGTCTTGCACTGGCTCCTTTGCCGTTCATCTCAAAGCCGCTTCCCTGAATAGGGTACGCCTGATACTGTCGCCCCTGCCAGGTGACTGACTCACCTTTTTCGTTCTGCTCATTACAGAAAAAATAACGCTCGCCACCGACTTCGGTCAGATCGACTTCCCAGAGCACGACCAGTGCGGATTGCTCCGCTTTTGTACACTCATTCAGTGTTTCCTGTTGTATATCCTGCATCAGTGAGTGACCTCTTCAAAGGTACAGTTAAAATCGGTATACATGGCATTATCCGAAGTACTCCACTCCCTGCAGACAACCCTGACAGTCCTGTTGTGTTTTGGCGGGCGCCACAAAAAAGCACACATCCCGGCATGACGGGATAAAAAACTGTCCAGCGCGGCGCGGGAATATTCATCTGTGACACGAAACACCGGTTTAAACGTTTTCAGATCCGCATTCAGACCACCAGCCCGCCGCTGTTCATATCCGTCACCGAACTTTACCGTAATAACAGATGGCTTTCGTGTCGTCTCCATCCCCTCGCGGGGGATCCAGTTAAAAACTTCAGGCTCAGGCACTGTATAATCCTCCGTCCCGACGTGATGACTGCATAATTGACACAACCCTGCTGTCGATCAGATCCACCAGCCCCCTGGCTGACTGCGTATCTATCTCGCCATTGCTCCCTTTATTCTGAATACTGATGTGATACACGGGAGAATAAACAAATCCCCCGCCACCATTCACATTGCCAATGGCTCTGACCCCAAGAGAGCCGTCCGCTGCCCGTGTCAGTGGCATGATAGCTTCAGGCCCGGCCTCGCCCATCAGCCCGGCACCTTTCGCAAAAGCAAAATACGTCGGTGTATCCACAATAGTGTTACTGTAAGCACTCAGATTTGCCGATGTGTAAACACCACCTTTTGCGTTTGCCACTGCACCGGAAAGCCAGTCGCCGACCGTACCAAGCCATCCTCCGGCACCGGACATGCTTTTGGAAAGTGACTTCAGCCCGTTAACGATGGCAGCGTTCATCAGAATTTTTGAAACTTCCTGGAGAATTGAACTCCCCCAGTTTCTCCAGTCCACAACATTTCCGGTCAGTGCATCGGAAATATTTGATACCAGCCCGTCCATAGTGGAAACGACAGCATCTGCCGCCTGCGAAGCATAATCGGTGGCACTGTCTGCCCAGTTCGTCAGTCCCTCCTGGAGGCCGGCATTCCAGTCACTGCGTAAAGCATCAGCCTTTGCATAATAATCCTGCTGATCGCTGAGACGCTCTTCCAGATATTTTTCATTCAGCGATTTTTCCTGTTTCCACAGGGCTTCTTCAATTTCTCCGGCCTGATACTGTCTCAGCAGCTCGTTATTTTTCTGCTCAAACTCATGCCGGATACTCCACATTTCCTGGAGTCGTTCACGCATCCGTGAGCCTTCACCATATCCCAGCAACTGCGCGTCGTCAGATGCCCGGGCACTGGCATTACTGTCCGCCAGACTGCTTTCATACGCGGCAAGCTGCTCACGAATCTTTTTCTGGTCGATGAGTGCTGCATTCTGTAAAAGCGTTTTTTTCTGCGCTTCTGACAGGGTTGATAATTCGCCCTGACTGACCTGATATTTCATCTTAGCCAGTTCAGTATTCTGCCCTGCCAGTGCTATCTGTTCTTTTTGCTGTTTAATCAGCCGTTTATAAATATCTTCTGTTTTTTCAGCTTCGGTCTTTTTATGCGCTTTTGGTTTATTTGCCTGGTTATTTCGCCAGGCATCCAGTGAGTTATTGATATAATTCTGTCTGGCTGTCTGATACGCCTCTCCCACAAAGCCGAGATCATCCGCAGCATAACCCAGGCGGGCACGCTCACGGGCTTCCCCCTTCAGGCGGGACAGAGCCAGTTCGCGCTCGCTGTTATTCAGTGCTGTCTGCTGTTTATCGTCCAGGGTTGCCTGTGGTAGCCGTAACGGTACATTCACCATCCCCTGTCGCTGCTGAAGTAATTCATTACCGAGCCCGAGAAGGCGATTAAACTCGGTATGCTGCCCATTCATGATCAACAGGGACTGATACGCTTTGTTTTGTTCCGCTGCCTGTTGACGGATCAACGCCACCCGTCGCTCCTCCAGCCCGGCAAGCACATCCTGAATGGATTCCGCTTTGCCCTGCATTTGTGTGAGACGGGACTGTTCAACTGCCAGTTGATTTGTTGCTTCTGCAAGCCCTTCTGTGACAGTTTTTACCGACGTCATGTGGTTAATCATAAAACCGTTATCGGTTGTCCAGCCCGGGTTTGCCAGCACATACTGATAGCCAGCAATTTTTTCCTGTAAGGATTTAATCTTACTTTTCTGCTCGTCAATTAACCTGTTTTGCTCATCAAGTGCCTGCCGCGTCTTTTCCTCATTATCTGACGCTTCAGGAAGCGACATTGCCGACGTTTTCTGGCGAATTTCGTCGATTGTTGCGGCATACTGGCGTGCAGATTCTCTGGCCTGCTCCTGATTCTGATACATCGTGTACCAGGCCGTCGCCCCCAGCATGACGAGTCCCGGCACACCACCAACCAACCCCAGCGCACCACTTAACAGACGACTCCCCACTGACGTGACAGTATTTAGCGTTGTCTGTGCCGCTGTTCTGGCCGCAATATTACGGGTAAGTGACGCCTGGGCAGCAGCCAGTTTCGCTTCTGCGGCTGCCTGCCTTTCGGTACCGCGAGCAGCAACAACCGCCTGTTGCGCACGATAAACCGCCGCACGCGCCCTGGCTGTTGCTATCTGTGTCCCCCGGAGCTGCGCTTCCGCAAGAGCCACTTCGTTTCTGGCTGCAGTAATTAATCCGGCAGTTGCAGATCCAGCAGAAGACGCCATATTGCCAAAATATCGGGCTACCCCGACGGCAACCAGAGCACCGGCAGCGGTTGCCACAGTGTCAATATTGCCTGCAATACCATTCAGCACACCGGAGAGCGTCTTCGTCACTCCGCTTGCCTCGTTCGCACCACCAACCCAGGCCATAAAGGCGTTTTCAACTTTGGTTGCAGAGGATGAAACCGTATCAGGCATTGCCGCATATTCATCACGTAATGCCCCAAGCTGACTAATCAGTGCAGGAACAACCTTATCGGCGGTCAGTTTTCCGTTATCCGCCATGGCCTTCAGATCCTTACGGGCAACCCCCATTCCCGCAGCCAGCGCACGAATAACACGATCGCCGTTCTCATTCACCGAGTTAAACTCTTCACCGCGCAGCACTCCCTGCGCCAGTGCCTGACTGAACTGCGTGATCACCGAACTGGCTTCTGCTGTACTGGCACCGGATAATTTCAGGCCCGTGGAGATCGCCTCGGTGACTTTCAGTACCTCCTCAGAACTGTAACCATACTCCCGCATGGAAGCTGCAGAACGGGCAAAAAGGCTGGCGTTATCAGAAAACGCCGTCCCCGTTCTCTGGCTGATCGCCATTAATTCACGTTGTGATACCTGAAAATCATCACTGGACTGTGAGGCCTGCTTCAGACGGGCATTTACTGAATTCCACTCATCGGCGAGAGAAATAAGATGACCGGTAGCAAAAGCCCCGGCAAATGCCCCCGCCATATTCAGTGCCGAAGATTTAGCTGTATTTATCTGATCCGTCACTTCTGCCAGTGCACGCCGCATTTCACGGGATGCAGCAGCGGACTGCCGGCCTCCGTTCTGCATGGTACGGTAGTAATCCTGCCCCATACGCGAAGCCCGGGAGATCTCTGACTGGAATGACCGGGAATTTGCCGAGATTTTAATAATCAGTTCACGTAATGTCGCCACACTCATTCTCCGGACGAAAAAAAACCGCCGAAGCGGTTATGTTGACTCACTGAGACACTATTAAAAGCGCGTTTTCCAGTCCGGCAAATGGATCTGATACGCCTTCTGTCTGCTCCTTCTCCCACTGAAGAAGCGCATCATTCAGTGGCACTTTGACCCCCTGCGCACCGTAAACAGCTGAAACAATCTGGGCAGCCCGGATATCAGCCCGTTCATCCCCCAGCGGGCTGAACCTGTCAAATTCTGCCCACATCATGATTTCTGATGCGGACATTTCCCGGCGTAACTCTGACAATGTGCGCCCCATCCTGAGCGCCAGCATCATCAGAAAACGCATCCCCGGAAGCTCTACTTTTTTTTAACCTCGCCGGCATCACTGATCAGTTCCAGAGACTGCCGAAGAAGCCGCGCATGCACCGGGCCATACACGGCAATCACCTGTTCACGATCATCCTCTGAAAATACAGGTTGCAGTCCGGTATCACACAGAACATCAATGAACAGTTCAACATCTGCCTCCAGATTTCGGCGGGCGCGCTCCGCAACGGATAACGGTGTCTCATCATCTTTTGCTTTAACGATCTCCTGCCAGCGCAACCAGGCTTCTGCAGAAGGTTCCCGTAATACAACCGTTGCCCCTTCCCATTCAGGCACATCAACAGTTTTATGGCGAAACCCCGACATCGTTGCCAGTGCTAGATTGCGGATATTTTTAGTCATCACATCTATCCTCATTAACTGACGGTAACAGTGCAGGAAGTGGAGGTCACCTTGTTAACAGGGCTTGCTGAATCAGAAATCTCGCAGGTATACGCACCGGCATCACCTGATGCTGCTGATGCCTTACTGAATGTTGCCGCCGTCTGTCCGGAAACAGGAGAACTACCTTTCTTCCAGACATAAGAATAAGGCGGCACACCACCGGCAGCCTCAACCACCATTTCGAGTTTCGCTCCGGCAGAAACCTGCAGCGTGCTGTTTAAATCGACCTTCACTTTCAGCGGCTCTGTCGTCAGCACAGGTTTACCTTTCAGGCGCAGGGAAAACGTTGCAGCCACAACACCATTAGTTCCTGCAGACCAGGTATGCTGACGCACCTCTGCCATAAAGGTAAATCCGTTGCCTGACGGAAAAATAACTTTAAAGCCATACGTGGTGTCATTGTCATAGGCACTGCGCAACGCGTTCTGGGCAGCATTGAGGTAAAAGTTGCCTGACATGGAAATCTCTGACGCGGCACCAAGGCCGTTAATATTTTCCTGCTCAACAGAACACAGCGTGGTGACATCAATATCCTGCTTTTGTCCTGCGGTAAACTGCACCTCTTTGATTGTACAGCTCAGGCCAAGATAGCTGGCAGAATCCAGGGTTTCTGCTGTTACCGGTGCAGACGAAATCATAATTTTCGTCAGTTGCGAACGCTCAAAATTAGAGGACATACTCGTCTCCTGAAAATAAAAAACCCGCCAGCGGCGGGTGGGTAAAATCATTAACGACCTCAGGCTATTACCTGAAATTCAAGCGTGGCTCTGCTCAGACGGGAGTCAGGATCATACCCCTGCGTTTTAGAAATAACGGAGGGTGCCAGTTTCCTTACTGCATCAAGCGCCTGCTCACGAATATCATCTGCGTCATCAGGTACTGTCGCCCAGACATCGATCTGCACGGTAATTCTGGATTCAGCCTGCCCATCAAGCACATCAGATGCCGTGTCAGACACCACAGAAAACACCAGCCACGGCGGAGATACCGCAGGCTTTCCCTCCGTCAGCGGGACCACATAAGGATAAACCTGTCCTCCGGCCAGCTGAGACAACAGGGAATACAGTGTGCCCTCCCTCATTTACTTAAGACCTCATCAATAGCCTGATTCATTCGCTGTATGGCAACCTGCGCCGCCAGCTCCTCTGTCGTATCGAAAGCCGGGCGAATGAATGGATGCGCGGGCATGTTTATCGTTCCCAGCTCCACAAAGCGCCAGTAAAATGCATTTCGGGGATCGCTGGCTTTCATGCTGTTATCACTGTTTCCGGTTCGCAGGTTCCGTCCGCGAATGTGGACACCCGAGATAATTTCCCCCCGACGCTTTGAACGCTGAGTGAGAACAACCACATTTTTCTTCAGTTTCCCGGTTCGCTCCGGCGCACGTTCAACAACTGCATCCCGCATAACTTCAGCACCGGCACGGGTGGCATCGCGCAGAACCTTATTGTTTTCTGCCCTGCTGAGCGTCTCCAAATCCCGTGCAATATCCGCCAGGCCGGAAAAATCAAGACTGAAATCCATCACACATTCCCCTTCAGGCTGCAGAGTATTTCAAGCCGGGTAGCGCGTGCATCCGGTATTGGTGGACCTTCTATACCCAGAATGGCCCCTTTAAATGCACCGGTCAGCACTTTCAGACGTGAAGTCGCTGTCACATCGCGCCGGAATCTCATCCAGACTCTGACCGTAGCCTGAGCGGTTTCTGCTCCGCCTGAGATTATCTCCCTCCCGCTGATACCCTTAACTTCTGCCCATACGGTAGCTCCCTCCGTCACCGTCTCCACCGGATGCCCTGACGGAGAGCGGGCGGTGGTGACATTCAGAATAATTACGCGATCACGTAATCTGCCCGCCTGCATGTCTCCTCCTACAAAGGAATAAAACGATAAGGCTCCAGCAGAGAAGAAAAACCAAACGGGACTGGTGCCTTGCTGACATCTGAGGAATTTTCCCGGTTTTCGTACCAGTGCCCGACCAGCAACATGAGCGCCAGCAAAACATCATCAGCTATAAGCACCCCTTCAGGATCACCTTCCGGCACCGTCTCCTCATAAAGCTTACGGTTGATAAAATTTTCTGCCTTGCGGCAGGCAGCCCGGAAATACAGCATCAGTAACTCATCATCAGTTGCATCATCTGTATCAATACGGCACTGCGCCCTGAGTTTTTCCACTATTGCTGCCATCAGAAACTCCTGCCCGCAACACTGTGCGGGCATAAAAAAACCGCGTCGGCGCGGTCTGTAACTGAACAACGAGTGGTTATTTGCCAGTGAGCGCCTTGATGGCTGCCACATCTTCCAGCACACAGTCAAAACGATGGAAAGCCAGAAATGCCACCTGATCAAACTCAGCATAACGCTCAACCAGACGTTTCAGTTCCATATAAGTAACGCGGCGAATGATAAAGCGGTTGAAATCCCCCAGGAAAATGAATTTTTTTCCGGTACCAATCCCGTCAATAGCCTGATCAATAACATAAGGGATCCCCAGCACAGTAGCCGGCGTACCGCCTGCAATATCCGGCAGCCATAACGGGCGTTTCTGCCCATCCTCCATCTCTTCAATAGTCTGCAATGTGGCATCATTGAATGCCCAGCGGTATTTCGGCCCACCACGATATGCCGGATCAATGGCATGTTTCAGGGCATTCATTTCTTTCCAGGTGAAAGCGGCAGAGGCTGCAGTCTGGATGGTTCCCGTCACCGACGCTGCCAGCCCTTTTGGCTGTAACGGTGATCCCGTTCCGGTCCCCTGAACCAGATATTTTGCCTCTCCACGACCAATACGCTGGGCAATACGGTTTGCCAGATAAGATTCAATATCCACCCCACTGTCCTGGAGCAGCTCATTGGACACACGAATTATTTTTGATGACAGCTTTTTAGCCCCCAGAATAGCGGTCCCGAACGTCACATCCTGTTCCGTTGCGGCTGTATTTTCCGCCAGCAGTTCGCCCTCTTCAGTCGTGCCATCAGACGTTGACCAGGTGATATCCTGCCCGGTTGATGTGGTCAGAAGTTGCGCCACACTGGCAATCCCGCCATAAGCCTTCATGGTGTCAATGATTTTGTTACGCATCTGCGTGGGCACCGTATATCCGCCCTGAGAATCCGTTGTTACACTCTGAGCCCGCAGTTCACGCATCAGATTACGCTCTTCAGCATTCAGTTCTGCAAATCCGGCACGCAGAAAACGGTTAAATGCCGCAGCGCGCTTCTCTTCCACCGCCTTTTTCCCGTTCTCCGCCTCATTATTCTGGCGCTCTTCCGGCCCGGACTCATCCACATATGCCTGATCCTGACGGCGCAACTCTTCTTCACGGGCGATTTGCTCATCCAGCGCATCCAGCTCAGCTTTCGCCCTGTTCCACTCTGCCCGTTGCTCATCAGTCCATGCGTTATCACCAATTTTTTCATGCAGTGCACGCATATCCTTTGCAATGGTGTTTCGTTTTTGCTTCATCTCATGAAGTTTCATCGTCAGTAGTATCCTTATGCATTAAGAAGGGTCAAAAGACGCTCACGCGCCATTCGTTCGTTAACAGCTTTCTTCAGCGCACCACTCGCCCGCGCTTCCTGCCAGGCTTTCATTGAGCGGACACCAGAGTCTGCGTCCTGATAGGCCGGATATGTCACCGGGCTGACGTCATACAGACGAGAAATGCGCGTGATTTCCCGGATAACAATCCCCTCGTCGTCTTCATACCAGCTCTCTCCGTCACGGGCGACACGAAACGCGAACGAGGACTGATTAATGTCACCACGCAACATTGGAGACAGCACCAGGTCACAAATAGTCGGAGTATCCGGTGCAACAATGTCATAACGTAAACCGCGTTCATCCACCGACAATGACAACGTGCCGGCAGAACTTCGTCCGAGAATGAAATTAGGATCATGATTAAACAAGCCACGTACATCATCATTCAGTACATCATCAAAAGCCCCCGGCTTGATGATTTCACGAAATCCCCACAGAGGTTCTGAACGACTGTTAAATACCGAGCCATACCCCAGAATGTGGGTCGGGGCATTATCATATTGTTCCGCCCGCACCTCCCCGCTGTAACAGCGCGTTTCACGGTCATTCATCGTTCTTTTCCTCTTTGCCTTTCGTATCTTTAAAGTTATTCAACGGATTTGCTGCATTTACGCTGACCAGCATTTCATCCAGACCGTCAACCGGGTTCATATCCTCAAATGCCCTGGCTTCATTCCGACTCATCCAGCCATCTGTAATGGCAAAGTGATAGAACTGCGCACGCTCCTGTGGGGTCCCACGGAGCAACCCCGTGAGGTTGAAACGAACGTAATACCCGGCAGCCCGTTCTGTACGGGTAAACAGGCGACGGTTAAGCTCCTGCTCCCAGTTCGCAACCCAGGGCATCATCGTGTAGCGAACAAACTGAATCGCCTGCTGCGTAATATTCGAAAATGTGGCTTTTTCCAGGTCATTAATCATGTGCGCCGGGACATTAAAAATCCCGGCAATCATCGACCGGTTCAGCTTGGTCATATCAATGATCTGAGCATCCACCGGAGAAACTGTCAGAGCGCGGTAATCCAGTTGCGCAGGCAGCAACATGGTTTTATTTTCCTGGCTGCGAAGCGCTGTCACCGCCCGCTGCCACATATTTTTAAGCCTGCCCCAGCTTTGTTCGTTCAGTTCATTTTTCACAGAAATAATACCGGCAGGACGGGCATTACCGTTAAAAAAGGCGCTGGTATACTGCTGGCCACTCATTCCCATACCAATGGTTTCAGCATGCTGCATGATCGGGCTCAGTCCCATTTTCTGATTGTTTCCCAGCGCCCTGATATGGATCATGTCGTCCGGACTTACCGCAAATGCACCCTCTTCGTTATACACCCCGTAAGTATGACGCCCACCGGTGTTAAGTAACGTGGTTTCCCATGGCATACAGCATTCAAGGCTGGTAACCTCTCCACGACGATTACGTTTTACCCACGTATAACCATTGCCCCACCCCAGCACATGACGCTGCTTCAGTTCCCGCCACTTATAGCTGGTCTGCCAGGCATTAGGTTCATCATGAACGAGCCAGAACAACGGATGATCGCGTGCCGGCTGAACATGCTCATTCGTTTTTCGCATCACATGCAGGGGCATCTGAGCCACACTGGATGAAATAACATAAATACAGGCATAGACAGCAGCCAGCTTCATGGATGTTTCCGGACTGACATACACATCCCGGGCAAAAATATTATCCGTCTCAGCGGCCTCTCCGGTTACCGGAACCGAGGGATTTTCCAGAGGCTCACTGCGAAACAGAGCATCAAGAAGCATGTTTTCTCCTCATGGACACCACCAGTGCATAAAGCAGCAACAAACAGCCCGACAGCATCAGAGACGCTGGCAGACCTGCATACAGATAAACGCCAGCAGTGAGCAAACCGAAACCGATCAGCCCGGTCATATCAGTAATAAGCTGTTTCACAGAATTAACAGGTCCTCATCAGGATCAAGCGTGGACAGAAAGTCATTCACGCCCCCTCCATTTACCAGAAAGCGGCTCATGGCTGTAAAAAGCGCAACAGGGCCGTCGATTTTGGCTTCCGGCGTGGATTTATTCGGGAAGATGTTGTCGTTTTTGTCCGGTTTTACAGTAACGTTAGACATCATCCAGTTCATGACCGGATGATTGCTGTGATGGAAACGCCCGGCATAAACCAGTGATTCCGTTTCCTTCATGGCCTCTGACAGATTGCGGACCGTCTGCGGAACCTCCACCAGCGGTATCCCTTCTTCAGCCAGTGCCAGGCTGAACTGCATTGCGCTCCACGGGTCAAATCCCAGTTCCCTGAGGTTTTCACCGCCAATCCATTCCAGTAAGTCACTTTTTATCTGAGCATGATCGATAACATCACCATCCGTCAGGATGAGCTTATCCATCTCCGCCCACTTCCGGTAAAGTTCTGCCTGCTGCCGCGAGCATCGTTCCAGCCGTCCTTCCGGAAGCCAGAATTTAAAATCAGCATGAACATGTCCGTTATCGGTTCGCCAGAGTTTTGCCGCCGCACAGATATCAATCTTATGAGCAAGGTCGACGCCGACCCACATGGGATATGTTTTCAGCTCATGTTGTGGAGCAATGTATTCGCACTTCTCCCACTTAATCATATCCATCCAGGCAGATTCGGCAGTGACCCACACATTCATGTGTTTGGTAAAAAAATTCACCCGCGCAGAGACCTGCTCCTTCGCTTTTTTCGCCAGACGACGCAGATCATCCCAGCGTTTACAGATGCCCAGGCCAGGATTCGCTTTCTGCCAGACCGTTTCATCAAACGGATCATCTCCCTCATCAAGCGTGTAAATGATCGCAAAGTAAGAGTCGTCTTTTACAGCGCCCTCCACGTCGCTGTTATAGCCTCGCAATACCTTGATGGCGTAATCACGCTGCTCGTAACAAATCCCTTCCTTGTTAAAGCCAGCCGTGGTGATACCAAATAACAGGGACTGCAGACGGGCACCGGTTGCCGTTTCCAGAACGTCCCACACGTCGCGGGTTTTATGTGCATGCAGCTCATCAATAATGGCGCAGTGGATGTTCAGACCGTCCAGGTTGTTTGCATCCGAGGAAAGCGGTTCAAATTTTGATGCGCTCTGCTCCTGGTAAATCGCCAGCTTGTTGAAATCAAACAACCGCCCGAGTGTCGACCGGGCTTTTCTGACCATATTTTTGGCGTCTTCAAACACGATTCTGGCCTGGTCACGCGTGGTTGCGGCTGAATACACCTCAGCTCCGCCTTCACTATCTGCCCCCGTCATATACAGGCCGATACCCGATGACAGTGTTGATTTTGCGTTTTTACGGGCGACTTCGTTGTACGCCGTCCGGAACCGGCGCACCATCACCGGACGTCCGCTGCCATCGCTGCGCATGACAACTTCCCCGGTTTCTTCATTGACCAGCGGAATGACAAAACCAAAAATATTAATGAGGATAAATACATGCCAGTCCATCAACTCAATGGGCTGGCCTGCCAGTGCCCCTTTCACATGAGGCACAAATTTGTAGAAATTCAGGATGTGCTGCGCACGGGGTTCACTGAAATAAATCCCCCGCTTTTCGCCGTACTTCAGATCATCAAGAAAACGCTGGCAGGCCAGGCGGACAAATTCGCCAGCAACAATTTCTCCTGCAACAACACGTTCGGCGTAGCGGATCCCATCAGCCACTTTTGCCATCAGTCTCTCGCTTTTAAAAGCTCTGCCAGCGGATCAACATTATCCGGTCCGGCGGTATTTACTTTTGCCCGGCTTGCCGGTGACATACCAAATTCTGCAAGCATCGCCCGGATCCGCTTCCAGGCATCCGCTTTCATCGCAGCAGCCGGGTGTGCCTTAATCAGCACATCACCGTTCTGCGTTTCCGAGCGGTAGGTGTACCCCTCAACATCGAGTGTTTCGCAGTGATGCCGGTATTCGGTATAGGCTTCCACCAGTAGCTCAAGCGCACGCGCATCAAGCTGAGAAATGATCCCTTCCGCATTCAGCTCTTCCGCCATTCGCCTGAACCAGTACTTCCCCTGCGCCCCTAAATGTTGCGGAATTTTAGGGAGACCTTTTTCATCCTTTTTAGCGGTTTTTTTGAGGTCTTTAACTGGCCGCTTTGAGGGGTTGCCTCGTATCAAATGCAGGCGTGGCGGGATTTTCGGGGGTCCAGACATAATCGGTTTTACCTATCAATCATTTAATCACATTCCAAAAAAAAGTTTTCGAACCTGCGGCGATGCGAGGAAAGGTCAGGCGGCGGTACTGAGCAGCCAGGGTTGCAGAGATTTGACCCGCCCCTCCCCTACAGATGGGAACTGTTATCAATTGATGCGTTCGCGCGCTGTTTTTGCTTTATGACAGGGCCAGCACAGACTCTGCAGGTTACTGTCTGCATCCGTGCCACCATGAGCTTTCGGAATGATGTGGTCCACAGTTCTGGCTTCAACGGCTCTCCCATTGCGCAGGCAGTTCTGACACAGATGATTATCACGCTTCAGTATGCGCGCACGTATGGCATCCCATTTCGAGCCATAGCCACGCTGGTGGCGACTTAATCCGCGTTGATGCTGTGCCCATCCTTCGCCACGATGTTTATCGCAGTAACCAGAACTGTCTGTGGTTGTACCTGCACATCCACGTTTACGGCAGGCGCGTGGGATTAGTGCTGGCATGTTTCGCCCTTATATAAATCAAAAGTGACCTGCATTGAGTATCTCCATGAAATGGATTTGCAGCTGATATGAGCCAGATCAATAGACTTCATGAGCTAACGGGTGTAGATATTACTTTTTACTTCAGAGGGTTAACTCATGGATATTAAGGATAAAATCAATACCATTTTGTTATGTGACATTGCCATCCACCTAGGTATCGAAACTGATATTGATCCACAGCTTGTAAAATATGCTGTGTCATCTGGTAATGATTGGGTTATGAAGGCCGAATATTCACATTTGGATGTTGATGAACCAAGTAAAGAAGATCGTGATTTTGTTACTGCTGTATTGAATATGTACCGCGGACTTTCCAATGCTTTCAGGAAACTTAGTGATGACGAGCAAAAAGAATTAGTCCGTGACCATCATCTAAAAATACATGATGGGGAAATTCAGCTCCCAGGTTTCGACGGTAATAATGAATGCGATTACTTCAGTATCATTGAGGCGTATCAGAAAATTGATCGCTTCCCCGAACAGAAACAGCCCATTGCCAATACTCATTCACGTACAGAACATCTCTATAACGCAATGCTTGATGAGTTTAAGAAAATTGACGCTGTAAATCGAAGCTGGGATTTATCAAAGGAAGAACTGGCATCCATTCTTTCCACAGCTCCACGCAGTTTCTAAGTGCTTTAGGCGGGTTTCCAACCCGCCTTATTATGCTCGTATATAGAGAAGGAAGCACCCAAATTAACCAGCGCGGATTTCTTTTCCTCAATACGGCTGTTAAGTTCAGCAACTGCATGCGGGCGTATGGCCTCAAGAAAAGCACTATATTGATAGGCAGACTGGATTGTCACACCAAGCCCTGCACCACTTTCCAGTATACCTTTCTGTCGCTGTAGCTCTTTCATCTCGTTATAGATGTAATGTGCGTTACTTAGGTTTTCTACGTTCACGCCCTAAGTTCTTCCTGCAGTTAGCCTGCACTGATTTGTTATGCGCCAATATGTCCCGCTTCGTCTGTTGCATTATCATAAGTAATAGCGTAGGTTGACACCTTGGCTCTCTTTCGCCACCGGCGAATCTTTAGCGGATTATCCTTGGCCGGTTTTTATCTGAGACATTGCTCACGAATGTATAGCTGTGCCCCTTCCAGTTGCTTCTGCATCGTCATCAACCGTTCTCTGAGGGTGAAATAATCCCGTTCAGCGGTGTCTGCCAGTCTGGGGCTGGTTGCATTATCCACGCTGGTGGGTCCGGTGGCTTCACGCACGGCTGCGGAGCAACTGGCATTGACCCGCAGGCGCTTACGACCAGCGGCAACATCAGCGCGCAGAGTTTCATTTTCAGCTTTCGCATTGGCTAATTCTCTCGAGTACTTTGCATCGAGCGCAGCAACATCACGCTGACGCTGCTGCATGTCAGCGATGGTGGCGGTCAGCTGCTTCAGCTCACTGACTTTTTTATCACGCTGTTCTTTGTAGGTGATGGCGTTATCACGGTAATGATTGACCGCCCACGACAGGCAGACGATGATGCAGATAACCAGAGCATAAATAATCGCGGCGACTCTGCTCACTGATCTATTCCCCAACAGGCTAATGCGCTTTCTTGGTCACGACGAATAACCTGTCCATAGCAGTTATTTGAACGTATGCGGCAATCGCGCCCACCATCTTTTATCCACCAGCGAATCGCCTCGCATGCGCCCTTACGATCACCAGCATTCAGCCGCTTATAAAACGTCGATGGAAAACACTTACCGGGGCCAATGTTATAGGGACAAAATGACGCGATACCCGCTTTTTGTGGTTCGGTCAGTGGTACTTTAATATTGCGCTCCACCCATGCCAGCGCCTTATCACGCTCAATGGCGTTGACCTGGTCGCATTTTTCCTTCGACAGTTTCATACCGGGAAAAACGGGTTTTCCATCCACCATCGTGGCACCCCGACAGATGGTCCAGATGCCGGAACCATCGCGGTATGCCGTTGTGTGGTTACCTTCTTTTTCATCCAGAAACTGGTCGAGAATATCAGGCGCGGGCGCACCGACGGCAATCAGTGCCAGAACGGCAGCCGACAGGCCGTATCTGATTTTTGCGTTCATGGATATTTATCAGGATTTATCGGTTTCTGCCCACGGACAGGTTTATCTGTTCCGGTCAGTGACTTAAGGTTGTGATTCCGGAGGAGTCTTCAGAGAACCAGTAATTCTTCCTGGTAGCTTTCCTTTGTAGGTTATCCACACATTCTGCGCCTCTAAAATTACGGGGCGCTTTTCCGGCGACTGCTCATCCCCTTCACATAACCCGGCAGCAACATCCAGGAAGACCTGTCTGATGCTCCTTCTGGCTGCTGCCTCATAAAACCCCAGCGCGGCACCTTCAACACGGTCCAGCGAGATGTCCAGGTCAAAAATTTCACCGTCAAAGCGTTTTTTGTCCCGTAACGCTAAAGTTACCGTAACTTTATTCTCAAAATTGCGGATCCCTTTCACAATCAGTTCATAGTTTTGAGTCATTGAATTACTCTCCCCGTGCAGCCTTACGCTTGTCTTCTCTGATTTTGAAGTACAGATTTGTCAGATAAGTCAGGAAGCCCAGAACCAGACTCCCCAGTACACCAATCGCAGCCCACTGTGACGGACTGACCTGATCAAGCCACTGTAAAAACCAGTAGCCAGCACTGCCTGCGGAGGTGCCATAGGCAATGCCCGTTGAAATTTTGTCCATGGATTTCATAGCCTCACCTCCGCAAATAACGGATGGCGTAGTTTTACACTGAGAAATGAAAGGGATTTGAAAAGAAAAGCCCGCAAAAGCGGGCGAAACAATATATACAGTAAGGAAAGCACTCTATCCAACAAACCACCCACAGTTAATCGGAATAAAAGCAGAGTGCTTATGAATGATCGCCTGCCCGAAGGTTAGTATTTCTGCACAGCAATTTTGCAAAAAAAAGCGATCATTCATAACTTAAACGTCTTTCAGTCACTCCGGGATTTCCCATCATCGCAGACTGAAAGACTCTAACTGGAGCGGGCAGCGGGAATCGAACCCGCATCATCAGCTTGGAAGGCTGAGGTAATAGCCATTATACGATGCCCGCATATGGTGCCGACTACCGGAATCGAACTGGTGACCTACTGATTACAAGTCAGTTGCTCTACCTACTGAGCTAAGTCGGCACTGGACCGCCACCGGGGACTCGAACCTCGCACACTCAACTTAAAGGGTTGACGCTCTTTCCTGATGAACTGGTGACGGTTGGTGGCCCTTGCTGGATTTGAACCAGCGACCTGGCGATTATGAGTCGCTCGCTCTCACCACTGAGCTAAAGGGCCGGGCGCAGGATAATAACGTTACGAAATCAATGTTGCAAGCATTCAAAAATCACCTGGTTAAAAATCACCCTTAGCTCCTCCACCAGCGCATTCACCATGTCTATCCGAGATAAGTGGCACAAAAAAACCCGCTTGTGGGCGGGTTTTGTTTGCTTTTGCCATCACGTACAAAATCGGCAAAATATCAGATTTGCATGAAATATATGCCTTTCAATCTACTTTTGCAACACTTTGCTTTGAAAATGCCGCCTTTTGTTTTGAACGTGTTCTCATTACAAACAATAAAGCCTCACTATCCAGTCGTTGAAAAATGTGTTTCATTGCAACCCAGTGACGAGTAAATGTTTTGGACCAGTTTTTAGTTGTCACTCCCGCCAGTAATGCCAGCTCCTGGTATTCATAACCTTCCCCACCAAAAAGTTCTGCTTTTACTGCCTGCGCCGCCAGCCAGATTAATTTTTTCAGGCGTTCCTGCGTTTTCCCTGCAATTTTTCTGGTACCGGATTGAGTATTAAATTCATTCCACGCCCACTGTGTTATCGCGATCTGATATTCCCAACAAATACTCTCGCCGTAACACCACAACAACCAGGCTTTATGATGCTCTTCAAGAGACAGCAAAGCCCGCCGCCATGATGATGTCGAAAACTCAACCGGGCTGACCAGGGCAATTGATGAGCCATTCGCCAGTGATTGTTTTCCCGGGATTGGTGGATTATCCCGCGTTATCATTTTTCCAGTCACTTCATCGCGGTACCGGATTTTTTTTCGCCTGTAACGCCCTGTATCGAACATGGCATTCTCCTGCCAGGCTTCAAGCTGACCTTTTGTTGCCCCACTCAAATCAGCGGTGGCGATAATGAGCTGCTCACGCACAAACTGTAAATACTGGTTATTCATGCGCACTCCAGTTCTGTGATTTTTATCCCCAGCCGACCACCAGGAACAGGCAGTCCGCGCACAATATTGATTTCATCAAACTGCTCGTCGTCTATGAGAAGTCCGGCATGCGTCAGCGCATCCAGTGGTGCCTTCAGGATATTGTCCAGGTCGCGGCGGCGCTTATCCGGTGGCTCTGCAATAATCTTTATCGCCAGCCTTCCGGACAGGTTTAATTTCAGCCGCTGCTGGCGAACAATTAGCGCCACATCACGGCGATAACGCTTTCCGGCTTCCGAGATGAAATACGTATTGCCATGACGTCGCCAGTAGGTATTCACCGTCGGCGGGTAAGGCAAAACAAATTCTATGCGTTCAGTCATTCATGCTTTCCACTTCAGGACACCCGAATTTCTCGCGTGCATTAAAAAACGAATCAGCAACAACAGCTGGCTGCCGTGTTTTTCTTCAAAATCTTTTACCCCGGCGTGCAGTTCGTTATGACATTTACGGCACAGAGGAATAACAAACAAATCATCAGCCTTTGTTCCCATCCCTCCCAGTCCATGACCAATGATGTGATGCGGATCATCTGCCTGATTACCGCACGTCATGCATTTCTGCGTTTTTACCCAACGCGTGTATACAGGCATCTCTTCCCGTTGTGGTTTCTGGCGCTGGAGATACTGAGCCGGTGACTCCGGATCAACGGCAATGCTGACCACCGTCTTTTCCTGTGGCGGGTTTTGCTGGTGGGCATGAGGCAACGGCGCAAGATTTTTTGTGCGCTGCTTCAGTATGCTGGTGGCGGTCTGCTCTCCCGGTACGATGTCGCTTTCGCGGTACAAGGAGCGGACTTTTTCCGCACGTACCCCCAGAGAACGACGTAATACTGCCTCCGGAAGCGCGTCCGCCACCTGATTGCAGACCGCCCACCAAGATAATTCAGCCAGCGACAATTCCCGCTCCTGCGTGCCATTCATTGCATGGCGTATGACGTCAATCATCCATGCTGACAGGTTTTGATGAGCAAGTTGCCCGAGTGATTCGGATGTCTGGTCACGCAACTGGTTGTCGCAGTGCCAGCACAACACCATCGCGCCGGTACCGTAACGATGTATGACGATTTCACTGTGATGATAGTCACCATGAGGCCACTGGCAGGATTTGACATGACGCAACAGCCAGTCAGACAGTGCCCCAGCGCCGCCAGCAGCACGAATCACCCGCTCATCGCTGAAAAATGGCAGTAATGATTTATCCTCCGCCAGCGGCTGGCGAACGGCAGGGACGACTCCGGACGGCAGACCGCGCATGCTTTTCGGTTCAGGCTCCACCAGCACTCGAGGGTTATGAAATACTTGCATGGATTCACGGCCCGGCCTAAGGACCACCAGCCCGAGTTCCGGTACCAGAACAGGTCGAAGTAATATCCGCACGTTACCTCCAGATCCGTTGCTGGTATGTGCGGGATGGGCGCGGTGGGCGTTCGGAATAAGGGAGCCTGACATAGATTATCCAGTGACGATAATCGAGGCTGAGGGCTTTCTTAATCTCGTATCCGCGTCTGCGATAGTTATGAATTAGCCATTCGGCCTGTTCTTCAGTACATGGGTCATGCTGGAACCAGTCAGATTTGAAAGTGCGGGAACGCCGCCCGTGCCTGCTGGCAAAGACGGCAGAATCATCAGAATTGTGTAATTTGGTATCGTGCGCCATCGGTTGTCTCTGCTGGCGCAGCAGGTGCCAGTTGTTCAGGCTGGCGTGCGAATTGTAAACCAGAATGCCAGGAAAAAACAAAACCCGCCGAAGCGGGTATGCTAAAACAAACTGAAAGTAATATACCGGACTTGTAAAGGAACGATAGAATAATTATTGGATTAAACCCTGACTCAATCCAGATTTTATAGGCAACAACTACGGACTAATCATCACAGTCATGTTTGATAGGCTTAGTCCACATTGGGTGAGGGTTTACGGCGTTTTCACTAATAATTTATCGTCCAAGCTATACACTACTGCCCTGTTTTAACGAAGTTTTTAAAGGAAACAACTGCCTGATAGGGGTTTGGTTGACAGCCAAACATATTATCGCAAAAAGGCTTGATGAAAATTCTTGAGGATCCATCTTCATTTGGCATTTTACTCACTTGATAAGCGAGGAATGGACTATTTGGAGAGGGATTATAAGTGGAAATTAGCGTGTCTGTCGCCGTTTGAATTTTCCATGAGGAATTATTAGCCAACCAGAATTGCGCTCGTTTCCAATAAAAGTCACATTGCTTTTCATCATTACATGTTAGTGGCTTCATTGCTTCTGCTTTCAACGCTGGATCGACCTTTGCTGCACACCCTCCCAACATTACTGTTGCAATCATTACACCTGCGACTAAAACAAGTTTCTTCATCTCCCTGCCCCATCAATAAAAGTTCGGTTCTCTAATAACTAGAGTTAATCAACGGAAAAAACGCCGAAGCGGGTTAAGTGCGGGTGCGTTGAGGATGCCTGACACATCAGAGGTGGCGAGGGATTTCTCCCCCGCCAGGTCTCTTACTCCTCAGGTTCGTAAGCTGTGAAGACAGCGACCTCCGTCTGGCCGGTTCGGATTCGTACCTCGCAGAGGTCTTTCCTCGTTACCAGTGCCGTCACAATGACGGTAATACAGATGACGATCAGGGCGACTAACATCGCCTTTTGCTGCTTCATAGCCTGCTTCTCCTTGCCTTTCGGCACGTAAGAGGCTAACCTAGATTTGCCGTTCATAGATTGAGCCTCAGATTAATGTTAAGCGTCTTGCCGGACGCGTAATGTTAACTGGGGCTTTTCTCTATCTGCCTTTTGGTGTTCATGCCTGAGACAGATAGCCTCAAGCACCCGCTGCAATTCTACTTAACTCTCCTTTTCCCGCAAACCGTTTTTATCCCCAGCGGCAAATCGAATACACCACCAGCGCCACCGCCAGTGCGATTCCTACCGTTGTGAATGCTTCAGACCAGGTCATCTTAAAACATCCTCCACGCTTATCAGTCCATTTCGTTTCAGCTAATCCATCGCCTTCTCCGGTAATTTGCAGTCCGGCTGAGCTTTTTTCAGTTGACTGACCAGTCGTTTAACCCACATTGTTAATTCGCTAACCTGATTACTGGATGCTAGTGGATTGTCAGCTTTACCCAGAATGGCAGCACAGCAGGCCTCTTTGAGTACCCAATCAACAGCATCTTTCCATGATCCTGTTTCGGCTGGCGGATTTTCACGCTTTACCTGTTCATAAAAGCGCACGGCTTTAACCAGTCCTTCTGATGTCACCGGGACTGGCGGGGCAGTGAATAAGGCCTGAATCTCATAGCTCGGCCTGTCGTTGCAATCCTCTTTTGTCGGTACATATTTCCAGTCACCAACCCACATCTTCTCCTGAAAGTCCGTAACGCTTTTTTTCACATAGCGATATCGCCATGCAACTGGTTTTGCCTGCCCTACCGTTTCATGCCCTTCCTGATAATTAATCTCGCTCATTCATCGCCCCACTCATCACAATATGCTTCGACAGGTGTTTTTCCTGCTTCGTAGTCATCACGCCAGGCTTCAGCATCAGCAGCACTTCCACCACGTAACTCTGCATAGTCCATTAACAGTTCATGCCATTCTTCAAAACTGACATTGTATTTAGTTGAACCAAAATCAGCCATTTTGTTCTTCCTCCTCGTCTTTTATTTCGTGATATGAGTAATTGCAGTAGTTAAAGAAAATTTCTTTTGCTTCGTCATGAATTTCATCTGGTGTTGCGTCATCGTCCACTTCGAATACATCCTCAAAATCTCCACCAGCTATTCCTGTTTCAATAATTATTTTGAACTTTCGCATTTCACTACCGCCCTTTCGGGCGGCCTCCTGATGATTTGAGGGTACAGAAATCCCTCCGGTTAAGGATTAAATTTTATTTACAGAACTGAAT